CATGGTATTCTACACCATTCCCTGACCAGTACCATAGAGCAGCTGAAACGAGTGCTTGACTGCTAGTGCAGCTTACCTTATCATGCACTGACATAATTTTTAAGGACATCTCATGATCGTTGTTGACTTTAACCAGACCGCCATCAGCTCCATGATGGCCGAACTCGGTGGACGCCGAGACGTAGACATTCAGCCCGATCTCTTGCGCCACATGATCATCAATGCCATTCGCAGTTACCGCACCAAGTTTGGTGCCGAGTATGGCGAGCTGGTCATTGCCTGCGACAATCGTCACTACTGGCGCAAAGACAAGTTCCCCTACTACAAGGCCAGCCGTAAAAAGAGCCGGGAAGACTCGGGTCTGGACTGGAAGATGATCTTTGAGACGCTCAACGAGATCAAGGCCGAGATTGCAGCCTTCTTTCCCTACACCGTGATTGATGCCGACGGCGCCGAGGCTGACGATGTCATTGCCACACTGGCTGTCTGGAGCCAGACCAACGACCTGGCAGACGGTGGATTGTTTGGTACTGCGGAACCGCGTCCGTTCCTGATCCTGAGCGGCGACCACGACTTTGTGCAGCTGCAGAAGTACAAGAACGTATCGCAGTACAGTCCGGTCATGAAGAAGTGGATCAAGCCTGACTCGGGCATAAATAGTTACCTGATGGAGCACATCTGCAAGGGTGATGCCGGCGATGGCATTCCCAATATTCTCAGCCCCGATGATACCTTTGTGTCGGGAAGCCGTCAGCGTCCAGTGAGCAGCAAAAAGCTCGCCGAGTGGCAGGCGCTGGGCATCGACGATTTTGTCAATCAGGTGCCCGTGGAGATGGCTCGCAACTTCCAGCGCAATCGGTATCTCATCGACTTTGAATATATTCCCGACGCAGTACGTAATAATATTCTGGAAGCCTGGAATCAGCCCAAGAAGGATCGCAGCCAGCTACTGAACTACTTCATTGAAAAGAAGATGCGCAATCTCATCGAGCATCTGGGCGACTTTTAACAAGGACACACCATGCGATTACTAGTACCTGAAATTCTCAAGCAAGTATCTGAAGCCAAGCCCGCCGAGCGGGCCGGCGTTCTACAACAAAATCAAGACAACCAGCTTCTCCGAGAAATCCTGCTGCTGAACTTTGGTCCAGCCGAGTTTGATCTGCCAGCTGGCGAGCCACCCTACAAGGTCAATCCACAGCCCGCGGGCCTGACCGACACCAATCTGTATGCCGAATGGCGGCGTCACTATCTGCTCATCAAAGGGCATCCCCGTCGTCCAGCCGGCGTCAAACGCATGCAGGTGGAAAACGTGTTTATTCAGATGCTGGAAGGCGTTCACGCATCCGAAGCCGAGCTGCTGATCGCTCTCAAAGACAAGGCTCTGGCCAAGAAGTACAAAGGGCTGACAGAAAAAGTCGTCCGGGAAGCCTTTCCCGATCTCTTGCCCCCGCAAAACCCTTGAGGTGCGCGGCGTTTCCTACGCCTAAAAACGCTTGACAGAACGGTCATCTGGCCTTATAATCGAGGTATGATGAATAAGGAGAGCCAGATGACCCCGAAATTTGAGAACGTCAAGCGAGTCTATAGCGGCCGTCCGGGCTGCATGTGCGGCTGCCGCGGCACCTACTCGGAGTCCGAGCGCAGCAAGAAAATCATCTTCAACAAGATCATCAAGGGCGACTACAAAGTCGAAGGTGACTATGTCTACCTCGACACGCCGACTCGCTCGCTGGTTGCATTCTTCGGCGAATAAGAATGATAGAAAATCTGAAATCCCTTGTGCTGTTTATTGCTCTGATAATTTTTCTCAGTGTGATGGCAAAGCATAATATTGTAATGGGCCCGACTTGGTGGGCATATTAGGAGATATCATGAACAAACGAATCAAACAATTGATGATTGACTCTGGTGCTTACGAGCATTATGAAATTAACGAAGGCGTGGACGGTGATGAACTTCCTATGGTAAAATTCGCTGAGTTGATTGTTGCTGAATGCGCCAATATCGATTTTCGTGCTAAACTTGGATTATCAGGTGATGATGCTTTTGCGGTTAGTGAACTGATCAAAGATCATTTTGGAGCCTAACATGGAATACAAAGTAGATAGCATTCTTAACGGTTGGTTTGGTGAACCTCCAGAATATAGCGACGAAGAAAAGAATCGTATCAAGTATTTGTACGCTCCGCTTCGTGCTATGGAAAAAGAACTTGTTGAGTTACGTAAAAAAGTATCTGAACAATCGTGGCATGATAATCCAGATCGTTCAGGCGGACAGTTTACACAAGATGAAATTGACAATGACGGAAGGTGGATATAATGAACGAACGATTTAAAGAACTCATGGTTGAACTCAAAAAGACTGTTTCCACAGAACGTGGAGCCGAAGTGCTGATCGGCTATGACGAGATTGAAGTGTTTGCCCAATTGATTGTCCGTGAATGTGCTGATGTTGCCGATGATCCAGAGGTGGATATGTTGCGGCTTGGCAAGGCGATTAAACATCATTTCGGAATTGAAGAATGAAACAATTCACGGTGTCGGTCCAAATTGGTTTTTATTCGGAGCCGTATGAGCATTGGTCCGTCTGGGCATACGATGAGAAGGATGCCCTTGCTCGAGCGTATGCAATGTTGCCCAAACACAGTGGTCACCGTTTTTTGAATGTGGTTGGGCTGCAAGCCTGAGCGAAACGCCGCGCATCTCAAGGCATCTGACACTGCCTAAAGTGCTTGACGAACCGGTGCGGAGGCTTTATACTATAGGTACAGTGATAGTTAAGGAGAAGCAGATGAACGCAGACCGTGAAATCCAGATGTTTGGTATGACTGAGCAAGACATCCGAGAGCAGTACATGGACAGCATCACAGCCAAGTTCTCGGGACTGGAGATGGTGGTGGCCGGTGTGCTGAGCGACGCTCAGGAATTGCTGGCCATGGGTCGTCAGGAAGCGGCTCGCCAGCAGATGAACGTAGCCAAGTTCATCTTGTTCGAGATCATGAAGGCCAAGCGCGAAGCGGAGGCAGCGTAATGAACATCGAGATCCAAGGACTCACTGACAAGCAACAGGCCTTCTGCGACATCATCTGGAATCTGGGCAGCCTGGCTGAGCTGGAGAAGTTTCTGAGCATGCTGCCCGAGGCTGACCGACTTGTATGCCAGAGTCTGGTGGAGCTCATCCAGCTGGCCTTCCTGGACGAAGTAGACAGCACCGACGAGGCTGAAGAAGTTCTGGCCAGGTTCAAATTAGCTTGACAGCAGCAGCGGCAGCATTTATACTATGGTTACAGTGATGGTTAAGGAGAAGTCAATGATGAAGCTCAATGGTAAGACAGTGATCAATGCAGAGGTCGATGGTGTGGACACCACGGACTATCCGGACTATTGCGATGCGTATTTTTGCTACGCCGAGTATGAAGACGGTACTTCGCTCACTGACGCAGAGTTGGAAGAGCTCAGGGATCTGTATCCCGATGTGGTCAATGTCATGGCCTACGAGTCCCTCTACTAAGGATCCATCATGATCAAGCGTTTCAAACAAACCCAGCGGTTTCGCGTCATCGTTGAACAGGCCTGCTTCTATGCCACGGCTCGGCAGATTCGGGCTGGCGTAGGTGATTTTACTCAGTGCAATGCTGCTGTACAGAAGTCCCTGGATGCCCTGGAATACTATCGCTCCGGCACTGGCATCGAATCCGCCGCCACTGGACACGCTGGTGTCTGGGAAGGCCTGAACGTTCAACTCAATATTGCTTAAGGAGATCACCATGGTTAAAGTCATTGAAAATTCCGACGGTACCCGCACTTTCCAGCTGGAAAAAGCACCGGAGCCGGCTCCGAAGAAAGTCACCAAGGCTGCGCTGAAGCGCGAACGAGAGGCTGTGGTGGGCAAGGGTCTGAGCAAGACTCGCCGCAAGTATACCAAACCGTCGGCTCCCATTGTTACTAACTTTGACTGACATGAAAAAATTACTTATACTGGGCGTCATGGTGTTGACAGCCTGCACTGCCCGACCTGCCAACGCCAGCGGTAACTGGGCTGGTCCCCTGATCGGTGGTATCATCATCGGCAACATGATGCGGCCCTATGTGGCGCCACAGCCTCCGGTGATCTATGCTCCGCCGCCGGTGTATGTGAACCCCAACCCCTACGGTGTGCCGCCCAATCCGTATCTGTATCAGTATCCGCGGCAGTGCCGACTGGAGAATGTCTACAACGGTGCTGGACAGTATCTGGGTCAACAACAATTTTGTAACTAAGGAGAACTCATCATGAAACTCAGCGTCGCCCTGGTCATCATTCTGGCCCTAATCATTGTCATGCCTCTGCTGACCATCTGGAGCCTGAACACTCTGTTCCCAGTCCTGGCCATTCCATATAACATCGAAACCTGGTTCGCCACCAACATCCTGCAGGCTGCGGTTGCCGGCGGGGCTCTGCGGGTGTCTCGCAAATGAGCATGCATCTGGAAGGCCCCTGGCTCAGCACCACTGGCAAGCGTCGAGGCAAGCAGAAGTTTCGCAGCGCCGAGGAAAAGCGTCGAGCCGAACAGCTGGCAGCTGAATGGGACGAACTGCAGAAGAAGTATGCGACCAAACCAGTCAAGAGTGTTCGCAAGACGTTTGTTGCGCCGAAGAACATCAACGCCGAGCGCAGCACTCGTCATATCCCGAGCGTGGACTCTGGCATTGGCATCGCCGCAGCGCCGCAGCCCAAGGTTTATACTGGCGATAAGATGATTGGCATTGGCACTATGCACAAGTCCAATATGGTTCCGATCTTTAGCGACAAAGAAGCAAAAGACATCAGTACCATGAGGAGAGGTTAATGTTTTGGTTTTTGATTGTTGTGGCAATTATATTTTGGATCAACCGGTGAGTTATGGAAGACGCAATTCAGTATGTAATGAACTTGTATTCCGTATCTCGAGACGACGTCATCCAGTATTATTGGGATGAAGTTGAAGCGTACATGCAGTTGAAGGCAAAAGGAGTAGTATAATGGAAAACGCAATGCGACTGGCCTTTGAGAAAGTTACTGCTCCCAGCTTTGGTTGGGATGGAGTGCCAAATCTACAGCGCGATGTAATAGGAAACTATATGGATCCTCAACTAGAGGACCACTGGCAGACGTTTCAGGAAGGCTGGGAAGAGGCGGTCAAATATCTAAAAGACAAAGAGAATGAATCGTTCTCTGATATGTTATCGGATGGCGGCTTTGATCCTCGAATCTGAATAAGGAATTAAAATGAAGTACTGCAAAGACTGTGAATACTTTGAACCTTCGAACTGGTGCAACCATCCAAACAACGGAGTGTCATCTGTTACTGGTAAAGCAAAACCCACGTTTGCTACCACCTGCCGTCAAGAAGGAATTAAAAACCCAATCAATGCGGGCTCCTACTGCGGTCAGAATGCTCAATGGTTCAAGCTCAAGGTCGTCAAACCCCTGCCCTGGTGGCGGCGCTGGTTCTAGATCATGAACAGCCATCTACAAGAACTTATGCGGCGTCACGGTCTGCATCAGCACATTGATGCCGATTGCCAACACCGCATGGAGATGCTGGCCAGGTTGATTGTTCTGGATTGTTGCAATATACTCAAAGACATGCAAACCCAGTTGCCTGGTTACCGATTTCTTCAAGTACCAACCGACTCACAAATTTACCGATTGAAACGCATTTATAACCTGGAGGATCAATGAAGACAAATGCAGGATTTAGGATGAAAAAAGACGTCAAACGCATGCTGGCACTGATGCAGCATCAGGACGCTCATGCGTTTAAACGCAGCATGATCGTGGCTCAGGTCTATTCTGAGATGCGACCCAAGGGCAAGGAAAAGAAGGCACAGGAGAGCACCGATGATTGAGTCCATTGAAGGAGCCATTATATTCCTGGGCTGCAGCATGCTGATCTCAGCTGGACTGTTGATTATTACTGCCACGGTGGTTGCCATCAACAACCTGTTTGCCCGATACTGGCAGCCCATGAACTGGTTGCAGTTCCATGACCCCCGACCTGAGTACATTGTACCAGACGTCAACCCTGTTGAAGCCCTGACCAAGACCGCGGTCTACAAGACCAAAACCAAGGAGACTACACAATGAATATTCCCAGCAATCCCGCCGACCAGAAAAAAATTCGCGATGCCCTGCAGGAGATCAGCAACAGCCTGACTCGCATTGCCGCCGAGCGTGACTACATCAAGGAAGCCATCAAGGATACCTGCGAGCAGTTTGAGCTAGACAAGAAGCTGTTCCGCAAGATGGCCAAGGTCTACCACAAGAGCACCTTCAGCGAAGAAGTGGCCGAGCATACGCAGTTCGAGGTCATGTACCAGACCATTACTGGGCAGGACGCTGGAGACGCATGATGTTCAGCGATACAGTGATGTTCATCATGGAATACGCTGTAGTGGACAGCCTGGGGCGAGCCAAGGAATGGCGGTTCGCCGGGCTGACCACGGATCCCGACCGGGTCCGAGCCCGCCGCGCTGAACTGCTGGCTGCAAACACCGCGCAGACCTTGGAGTTTCGCGTGAGTCGATACAGCCATGCCCTGGGAAAAAACGCTTGACAGACCGGTGCGGAGGTGCTAGAATATAGGTATAGTGA